AGAGGTCTCTGATACCGCCTCTTTGATGTACCGCTCCATTTCACGATAGTTTTCGAGATATAGCAGAGTTTTGTCAATGACTGTCTGCTCTTTTTCCTCTTTCATGCTTTTTCCTCGCTTTCTGCTTTCTTCTCATAGGCAGACCGTGCATTTTACGCCAGTTATTCGTGTTTTGGCGATTTGTGCATCTTTGCGAATCGCACATTTTCATAATTGCCGTTTTTACCTGCTCCGCTGTGACACCCGTTTGCATGACTGCCTCGACGAACTGTTCTGCCGATGTTTCGACCTTGATTTCCGGTCTTTTATATTCCTTTTTTTCTGTAACGCCTTTGTTGACTGTCGCCCTGTCTGCTGCCTGTTCAATCATGCCCGAAATCTCATTTTCTGTCTTTCCGGCTTTTCTGAAATGCTCAATCACGTTTTTCACGATGCTCATAATTCCCATATTATCACGCTCCTCCTTTCCATTTACGCAAAAGGGAGTTGTTCGTCAACACCGTCCGGAATGTTCATGAACCCGTCACCTGCATCCGTATAACCCGCATTTTGCTCCTGTTCTCCCGCTGCTTTCTTGCTTTCTGCAAATTCTTGTTCCTCAATCACAACATCGGTCGTATATATCTTTTGACCGTCTCTGTTGGTGTATGAACCCGTCTGAATCCTGCCCGTAATAGCAATTTTTGTTCCCTGTTTGAAATACTTCTCTGCAAATTCGCCGTTTTTGCCAAATGCAACGCAGGAAATGAAATCCGCTGACTGCTGCCCGTCTCTCGCACCTCTGCGGTCGACTGCCAGTGTGTAACGTGCCACGCACATGGATTCTTGTGAACTGTTCTGCTGTGTATATCTGACATTCGGGTCTCTTGTAAGTCGCCCCATCAATATGACTTTATTCATTCGCCGTTTCCTCCCGTTCTCTCTGCATCACATATTCATTTTGCATTTTCTGTAATCTGACAAGTCCTTTTTTGAACTCAAGGTCATCGCCATTCATGCAGACATCGAATATTTTCTCATAATCAACAATATGGGTCTTGATGAACTCTGCCTCCGCTGCCGTCCTGCTCTCATTGATGAACATTCCCTTGACTGCCTCTTTTATCATTTCGCAATGTGTCTTTTCCTCCTCCGTCTGTGGAGGTGTGCTTGCAATCAAACGGTCATAGGCGTTGTCAATCGCTCCTGCAATCAATTCTCTCCAACCTTTGCCCTTTTCCCCGATTAACTGGTTTTCAATGTCCTCGAATCGGTTTCCGTGTCCTGCTGCCACGATGCGGATGTCCTTTTTGCCCTTTGCTGCAATCAGAATCAAATCGTCATCGTATGCCTCCATGTAATAATCAAATTTCGCATCGAAATTCTCTCTCGGATTGATGATGATTTCCGGCTGACTGCTGCCCTCCGTCTTGATACTCACTCCGATGTATTTCGCATCCTTGATTTTCGCATTGATAAATTCTGCCTTTAATGTACTTTTGTTCATGCTGCTCCTCCATTCACTAATCTGTTGAGTAACTGTTCATACATGGTCTTGTATGTGTCTCTTTCTGTCTGTAATCTGATTGTCTCCTCTGATGATGCCGTGATTTCCGGCTTTTCATTTTCCTTTTCTTTCAACGCCTCCTGCATCGCTTGAATCTTCTTGCGATAAAGGTCAATTTCCTCCTGCTGTTCTTTGATTGTCTCGTTGTATTTCTTCGAGGTTTTCATGTTGCCGTCAAGCTGCAAGGAAATCATGAGAGCGATGTCGATGTTCTCCATCTCTTTGTCTGAACACTCTCCGATATACGTTCCGATGCGTTCTGTCGATACCGAATAGACCTGCTCACATAAAACGGTGCTTGGTCTGCCTGTCGACCTCACTGTCACATGTGTCGGGAGGTCTGTTTTCGGCTGCGTGGTCATATATACAACCTCAACGACATTGCTATTCTCATTGTTCTTGTCATTGCTTACAACGACCGCCGGACGGTCGGAGTGCTGTTCGCTCCCGTTATACGACACCCCCCCTCTGCTGATATAGAACATTTCGCCTCTCTTGATGTTATTCATGTCTTTTCCTCCAATTCTTCAAACTGTATTTGATGATATATGCAAGCTGCATCAAATACGGGTGTCTCTGTTTATAACTCATTCTGTCTCCTCTATTCCACGCCTAAACCGATAACGCACCAACCGTCTGACAGTCCGCTGCATGTGATGTCATCGTCTTTGCAGGTGATTCTCATGTCTGCCGTCTCTCCGGTCGCTTTACCTGCTACAAATACTACTAATTTGACGACATTTCCGACCTTGAATCCGTCGTCTTTTGTTATCATGTACGGTTTTCTATATTCTCCCGTGTATTCCTCGAATTTGTCCTGTGACACTCTGATTGTCTTTATTTCCTCCGGTGCTGTTGATGGAAGTTTCTGCATCTTCTCCTCCTGTTCCATCTCACGGAGTTTTTTCTTTGTCTCACGGTCGATTGCATCCTGTTCCTCTGAATACCTCTGTTCGTCGGTCTTGTATGCCTCTGCACGGTTCTTGTACTGGTCGCATGAGGTACATGTTCCGGTCTTAACATTGCAAGTCTCATATTCGGTGCAGGAATAACAGAGAGATGTGATTCCCTCCGGATGAGGTGTCTCATAATCGTCGCCCGCTCTTGTCTCCGGAGGATTCATGCCGTTTTCTTCCGTGTCGGATTCTGACACCTGCTGCCCTGCTGCTTTCGCCTCTTTCATGTCTTTCACTTCTTTGTGTGTCAGTTCTCCGGTCTCTGAAAATTTCCCCAGTGTCTCACGCTGTTCATCCTCCGTCATTCCGCTCAATTCATAAGCTGCGGAGAATGTGAGGCGTTCTTTCTTGAGTTCCTCTTTCCATTCCGGAATCAGATTGTTATTGATTGCCTCAATCTGTGCAATCTTTGTTTTGCTCACATGCAGCATTGAGGAAATCACATCCCTCAATCGTCCGGATTGCAGGTCATATCCCTTGATTTTCTTTCCTGCTGCTTTCATACGCTCAAGAGATGCCTTGAGGCGTGTTTCCTCCTCAATCATGTCGGAAATGGTCTTTGAACGGTATGAGTTGGCGATGATGATTTCAA